TGAGAATCAAATACGATCATTTCATGAAAGAAGGAAGTTTAATTGTCCTTGAGGGAACTGTTTTAGACATGATGGAAGTTTATGAAGATTTGGATAATCACATAAACGAATGTGGATATGACGTTAGATGTTTTGGTTTCGACCCATATAACGCAAAGGAATTTGTAGAGCGTTGGGAATCGGAAAACGGTCCATTTGGAATCGAAAAAGTTATACAGGGTGCAAAAACGGAGTCCGTTCCTCTAGGAGAGTTAAAGAAACTTTCTGAGGAGCGGATGCTTTTATTTGATGAAGAACTTATGACTTTTGCTATGGGCAACTGTATAACTCTTGAAGATACGAATGGTAATAGGAAATTACTTAAGAAACGATATGAGCAGAAGATCGACGCTGTGGCCGCTATGATGGATGCCTATATCGCTTATAAAGCCAATAAAGACGCTTTTGAGTAAAGGTGGTGAGATTAGATGTGGCAATACAATTATACCAACGAATTAGCCCATTACGGCATTCTCGGAATGAAATGGGGCGTTCGAAGAAGTCGACAGCAGCTCGATAGATTAGCAGGAAGGGTGAAGGATCAGCAAGCAAAAAGGGCTGAAATTCGCTCAACAAAAGGGGTCGGTTCTAAAGCCTACGCTAAAGCCTCTAAAAAACTAAACCTAACTCGCGCTCGACTCGATTTGCAAAAAGCAAAAAACGAAGGAGATGCTACCGGAAAAATCCTTGCTAAAAATAGGATTAAAGATGCTAAGTTGGTAAAGAAATACGGCGCAGCAGGCCGAGTTTCTTCCGAAATGAAAAGAATATTCGGCTCAACTTTAAGTAAGCGGGAATTAGAAGCAGTATCCGTTAATGAATGGAGGATCATGATGGGTAGAGAGCGTACTAATAAGATATTAAAAACCGTAGGAGCGATTGCCCTTCCTGTTTTATCAGCGGCCGCTATAGCCGAAGGCAAGTATTACGTGCAAAATGGTAAGTTTGGTATTCCGTCTGTTAGCTTTGAAGGTGGTCAAATAGGCGTTAAAGTTCGCTAAATTTACATACCCTTTTATGGGAAAGGAGGTATGTAAAATGAACATACTCACTAAAAAAGCGAAAAAGGAGATTAAAGATTTAATTCACACAATTGAATATTGTAAAACATATTTAGCAACATTGGAACCGATGCTTGATCGTTTGACAGTTGAGAAAGAAAAATACGACCCTGATAAATGGTTAAGTTTTCAATTCGATACTGTAAATAAGATAGCTGAGACTAAGGTTTTGTTAAGTAATACGCGAAACAGATTACGTGAATTGGGGGTCTATTAAGGCTCCTTTTTCTTTTGTTTTTTAAAGGTGGTGATTAACATATGGATAATAGATTGACCCATTACGGCATTCTCGGAATGAAATGGGGTGTTCGAAGAACCCCGGCTCAACTTGGCCACCTGACTAAAAAAGATAACAAATGGGTTAAGAAAAACACCGAGAAAATTACGGAGAAAGCCCGTAAGAAATCTTCGAAAGAATTAATGAAATATGCCAACGAGTTAATGAAAGACCCAAACGCTGTTAATAAATCCGGTAAACTAAGTGCGGCCACCATTAATTCTTATAACAAAAAAATGGCTTCTCTAATGAATGAACAAGTTTCCGACTTAACATCACCATCTGGTAAAGTTGTGCGATTTGTAGCCAAACGAGGAGAAGTTGGAGTTTTCATGGCTCTTGCTGATCAAGGGTATAACATGAACCAACTCAAGAATGGAATTTATGATTCCGGAAAAGTCGCATACAAAAATACCGTTATTGATAAAGTCGAAGCGAGGAGGTGATAATTCAAAATGGAGGTGACTTTTGGAGATAGGCTGAAACATGCCTGGAATGCATTTCTCAACAAAGAACCCACGAGTTTCTATAGAGACATTGGGATTAGTCATTCTTATAGACCAGACAGACCGAGACTTACTCGAGGAAACGAGCGTTCTATAGTAACTTCTGTATATAACCGTATTGCTTTGGATGCGGCGGCTATCAATGTCCAGCATGTTCGATTAGATGAAAATAATCGTTTCCTATCGGTCATCGACTCGGGATTGAACAGCTGCCTCACCGTCGAAGCCAACGTTGACCAGACGGGTAGATCTTTTATACAGGACGTGGTTATGTCAATGCTTGACGAAGGATGTGTGGCTATTGTTCCAGTCGACACAACCTTTAATCCCGAAATAACTGGCTCCTATGATATCAATTCAATGCGAACTGGTAAAATTTTGGATTGGTATCCAAATCACGTTAGGGTTCGAGTATACAACGAAAAAACCGGCCTTAAAGAAGATATTGAACTTCCTAAAAAAACAGTTGCCATCGTTGAAAATCCTTTATACGCAGTCATTAACGAACCCAATTCGACCATGCAAAGACTTGTTCGAAAACTTAATTTATTAGACGTGGTCGACGAACAAAGCAGTTCTGGTAAATTGGATTTAATTATTCAACTACCATATGTAATTAAAACAGAGGCAAGGCGTCAACAAGCCGAAAATCGGCGTAAAGATATAGAAAATCAATTGGCAGGTTCTAAATATGGTATCGCCTATACAGATGGTACCGAGCGTATTACACAGTTGAATCGTTCAGTCGAAAACAATCTAATGAAACAGATCGAATACCTAACGAGCATGCTTTATAGCCAGTTAGGAATCACTCAGAGTATATTAGATGGTACCGCCGATGATAAGACGATGCTCAATTACTACAACCGTACAATTGAACCAATCCTTTCGGCCATTGTTGATGAGATGAAACGAAAGTTTCTAACCAAAACCGCTCGGTCACAATTGCAGTCGATTTCATTCTTCAGAGATCCGTTCAAGCTTGTTCCCGTTAACGAAATTTCTGAAATCGCTGACAAGTTTACTCGAAACGAGATAATGACGTCTAATGAAATCAGACAGATCGTTGGAATGAAGCCGTCGGATGACCCGAAAGCAGACGAACTCAGAAATAAAAACTTGAGCGCGCCCAAAGGTGAATCAACCGACCCACCAAACAATGTGAC